CCAAAATCAAATATATGAAAATACACCCAATCATTATTCCCTTGTTTTTTAACGAATAAAGAAACTGTATTATAACTATTAGAAGGTACATTAGCATTGTAGTAACGAAGGTTTGTTTTACCAATATTCCCATCATTGTTATCTACTAACTTCCAAGCGTTATTAGTACCATCAGGAGAAGTAGCTTGTTGAGATGTTGAAATACCATTATCAACACCTGCGTTTGCACTTGAAACAAATATATTACCCGTTGTAAAATCATTTGAATCAGTTGCAGTATTTGTAGCTTGTGGTTCTAATAATAAACTACCACTACCACCTCTATAATCTATTCTTGGTAAATCAACTCCTACGCTTTCTATATTACCACTTGCATTAACTCTTGTTCCTGCATCGTTTCTTGTAAATGTAAAATCAGCATAAGGACTTTCACTTGGCTTAACACTATGTAAAACCCCATCACTATATGCGGTTGGTGTTGTTATTATACTCGCTTTTTCTAATAAATTACTCATTATTCACAGTTTTCTAAATCAGTTAATATTGCAAGTGAAGAAGTAGCATTCTCATAATACGTTGCTCTTGCCTCTAATAAACCTAAAAGTCTTGACCCTTCACTCGGAAAAGCATATTCATAATAAATATTTCCCCAACCAGTTGCAGTTGGACTACCCCACCAAGAACTGTTATATATTTCGTTTGCCATTTTTCTCTTTTTTAATCTCTTTACTAAAACTATTATAAAAAGTATTTAGCTTTATTATGTTAACTGTTTTTGTCTTATATGTCTTTTTTTTACTTTCCATTATAAAACAAAACTTGAAAAATCATTAGCGTCTTTATCAGGGTACATATCTCCATTACTATTGTTATTGTACTCAGGATATTTATTACTATTAAAACAGATATAATCTAAGAACCTCTTAGTATAAAATTCTGCTCTATCATTTATCTTACTCATCATTCTATCTACATCACTATAATTAACAGAGTCAGAGTCTTCCCCTCTATGCTTCGATATACCTCCATTATCAATTTTAAACATAGAGAAAGGAAAGTACTCTGCTTGAGTAAACCATATTAACATTGGCTTAATATAAACGTCTCTAAGGCTCTTGTAATCACTATTAGCAGGTAAGTCTATATCTCCCGATATTATCAAAGCTTGTAACTTATCATATAAATTACCACCTAAATAATTTTGGATATGTATATCCTGTGCTACCTCAATAAAGTGAATTAGCTTGTCAGCATCAGTACTACCACTAATTATTGACTTAGCCTTTAAATCTTGTATTGTTATGAATAATGCTTTCATATACCTAAAGTCTTTTTTATTTTATTTAAAGCACTTCGATAAGCACCTTTATCTGCTCTGTCTATCATTCTTTCTCCCATCTCACTTGGGTTATTAGGTTCTTTTAAACCATCTCCATAAGCATTAGCTGAATCAACTTGCTTACCACCTTTCTTCTTGTAAACTCTTAACTCCCAATAGTGGTGGCAGTTTTTTCCGCCTTTGTATTTTAGTAAACTATAGTTTCTGCCTTTATGACCCAACTCCTTGTTTACACCTCTAAAAGACATCATATTAATATCTTCCTTTCTAAATACTACTTTTCTACCTGTTAGTAACTCCATTCTCTTACAGAAATCTCTACTGTTAGGAGACTTTCTCTCTGGCATATAAGCGTATCTTATTTTATACACACCATCATCTTCAGAAGATGCTTTATCAGAATACTTGATTTCAGCCATTTTAACGGACTCATTTTCGTCTTGGTATATCTCACTATGGATTACCTCCCAATCATCGCTTAAAACCTCTCCTAGAGCTTCTAATTGATTAATCATATCATCTCCTTCATCCTCTGAGAAGTCTTTATTGTCTTCAGCAGATAATTTCTCTCCTGTTTCTTCTTCTTTTCTAATTTTAGTAGATACGTTATCTAATTCTGTAAATTCGATTGGTTGTAAAGTTACGAAGTATAAATCTTGATATATCTTGTTAAATTCAAGTATCTCTGTTAATCCGTAGATAATACCATCTTGAAATGGTCTGATAATAACGTTATCCATTAGTACAGATGCAGTTCTTAATTCTTCTGCATTGTTACCAAAACCTGTATTGTCTTTAATACCTAAAAGTATTGGAGATACAATTCCGTGTCCTAACATTATCTTCTCTCTTGCCTCATCAGATAAGAATTGGTATTGAGCGTGAGCATCTGGTAAATGTATAGCCTCTATATCAGCTTTAGTTTCTGCTGATTCGTTAAAAGCAATAATAGCTTTACCACTATTAGAACTTCCACTAAACTTCTGATTAATCTTACTCTCTATTGCTTGTTGAGTCTCAGAATTAGGTATCCCATTGTTAAAGTTTAGAAATAAACTCGGTTGTAAGCCATTTTCGATATTCGATAAATGATAGTTAGATACCTCTGCTTCTAACTCACTA